CGTCAACACAGAGCTTGGGACGTCGGCGGTTATGCCGTCGTCACCACCATAGATGCCAAGGCGTTCCCACGCTTCCTGGGCTTCATATAGATGCCGCAGGGCGGTGTAGTTGCGGAAAGCGTTGGTTAGACTATTCCGGATGGAGGTCAGCGATGAGCCGCTCAAGGTGTTGTAGTCGGCGTCGTACGCTAGCCCAGTCTGGGTGATGCCACGGATCTGTTGTTCCTTCCGTAACATTGTCTGTATTTCAACTTGGTGGTCTGGAGCATAGGCGCGGTTGAACACGGCCGACATTAGCGCGGAATCGATGTACCCTTGCGAGCCGTCGTTCTTGCTGACATCGGTGGGCACGAGATGCGTGGCGTTGGAGAATTTCTCAAACATACGTCGTGCTATTTCTCGTGGGTGGTGTCCAAACGCGTACCAATGTAGTTCTTTCATCCTCTCGGCCAGTGGGTACGCAAATTGGCCTAACCGGAAATTGTGTGCGTGCGGTAGGGTTGAGATGTTACGGGGAGCTGTTATTTTCCCGTACACCTCTGCCTTTTGGAACGACTTAACTTTCCAGTCGCCATCCTGATAAAGATAACTCCGCACAGCGTTCAGGAACCCACGTTGCGATGGGCGCTTGAATGTTGCGAACTGCTGGTCATAGTCATTAGGCACGAACGTATGCATAAGGTCAGATGGTATGACGTGTGCAACAAATTCGTGGAAACATTTCCAGTAGAAAGCGGGGTATGCAGTTACCTGGTTGGTGACGGCGTTGAGTCGGCCAGACACGCAGGCTTGGTCGTTGTTGTGTGACCGTCCGGGGTGGGCCATGCCCATGACCAATGGGGGGTGCAGAGACCTTACGGTCCCATGCGCGTCCTCGGTGATGATTGGGCCTGGGGCTTGGTACATGGTCGGGTCCGTGACTGTGGGCGTGATCTTATCCTTGATCCTAAACTTGCATACGTCCGTGGTAGTTAGGACGGTGTAAAGGATGGTTGCGGACATGACAGGATTTGAGACCTGATCACTCCGTAAGATACGCTCGACGTCGCTGATGGCGGGGTTTTTGGAATGTGCTAAGCGGAGGGCCACTGATGTTAGCGTCCCATCCGACACATCGCATGATGAACTGTTGTTGACCAGGCCAAAGGAATGCCACATCTGTGAGATGGGCTTTGCCTTTTCTACTCTAATTGAGCGCAAGTAACGTTGGTGAGTTACTGGTCCATGCACGAATTGGCGGTGCCTCAACCGATCCCCGGGGAGGAACCAACCAAATGGTCCGTAGACAATGCGTATTGGATTGAGCAGAATTAGCCGACGGTCTACGTCGCACGCCTGCTGCTCCACCAAATAGACGACGGAGCCCCACCAATGGTCGATGACGAGATGATCAACGTCATAGTGCCAAAGGCGGTGCTTATAGGTAGCCCCACCGGAAACAGTAAGTTCAACCTGGTTGTCAGAATTGATGGAGTAGCAGCCGTTCGCCGTTGAACCGCCGACCTGGACTGGCACGAAACTGAACAAGATGGCAACCTGTCCCACCAAATAATGGCGCATGTCGACATAATAGTCAACGTCCACCATCTTTACCACTTTGCCGCGCGCGCTTTCACGCTTAGGCGGAGCGCGCAGATCTTTGGCAAAATAGTAGTCACGCTCCGAGCTGAGTTGGTCTTGCTCGGAAACGGAGGGTTGGTAGGAATGTAGTTGCAACCCGCACAAAGCAGCAAAATTCTGGATCGCTAGATTCGCCTCGGATCTTATTGAGGCAGCCTCAGGATGTGAGTGGTTACCAGGTTTTGCCACAGTGGTGGCGACGCCGCACACACGGAAGTGCTCCCGATAGTCGGGGAGCACAGGAGAAGAGAAGAGGTTGGTCAACCTAGTGAACAGCCAGGCTCTTTGACGTGCGTCAGTTGTGCTACAGCTACCACTCAAGATGTCCAAATACGTACGGCCATGAATTGACCATGCACGCAAGGACTTCCATAGGTAGCGTGTGATGCATATTGCCACAAGAGTAGTGACTCCTGTCCGTGAACTGAACACAGATAGCACGAATGCTATGGCTTCCCCAGCAGATCCAATGATGGTCGGACTGCGGAGCATGTGTGCGAAGATGTTGGCGACTTCGGCAGAGGGATCAAGCATGACAATAGTGTTGTAGACACCATGGGCCAAAATGGCATTCGCTGGTGAGCGAATGGCCGCGGCGGCGAAAGCTTGATGCAGCGCCACATGGTGGGCGGCGTCCACCAACCCAAACTGAGCATTCCTGGACCGGATCAAAAAGATCTCGATAAAGGATACGATCAAATGGGTCAGCGGAGGACACCCGCCTAGGACGTGCAAGGCTTCCTCACCGGCTCCAGTGAAGCCGATGTGCAGCGGAAGAAAATGGCGGCGTGGTGATATTCTACGCAACTGTGTCGCAGTGGCCGCCAAACCTAGTTGGACGCGCCGCTTCAACCCCTTGTAGAAGGCAGTATCTTGCAACATGTTTACTTCTGGTGTGGAAGTACTTCTGATATGGTAGCGTAAGCTCAAACTGTCAGGA